TGTCACCTTTGCAGGGTGCCCCAGACAGGGTTAACTGTCTGAAGGACCACTGGTCCGGTGGGTTTTATTTTTGTGTGTTTTCCATCACACATCTCTGCCCGTGGGCGCGCAGAGAATCTCCCCCTGGAAAGCGGGAGAACTCCTTGAGTTACGTAATCAGGTTCGGATCGCGTAACAGGAGCCAGGATCGGTTGTGATGTGGTGTGAGAAAGTAAGGGAGCCGTCTTCGTACGGGTTCCCCCTCCGCATGTGCGGCAGCGAGTTCTTGCTGTTCATCATCATCACTGTCAAATCGTCCATGAATGGGAGGTGCTAGGTCGGTTCTGTGGTTGTCAGGTTCAACTTCCACTTTAGCATCATCGTCGGTCAGCGCCGCTGGATTCTGCAAGTCCAGTGTGTCGTTGATATCATCGTCTCCGAATAGTTCAAAATGAGTCTCTGGGGTAGTGAATCCCACGCCTGACTCATTGAGAGTAACCAATTTCTCTCGAACATATTCGCGGTCGGTAGCATATATGAGTGTCGCGCTAGGAGCCCTTGCTCGCGGACACAGGTGTTTCTGATGTTCCTTCAGACTATAGAGTTTCTGGTTGAACTCCACGGCTTTCGCAGCCAGGAGACCTCTACCCTGATCACTCGGGTCACGCAGTTCCTCATTACTGCATGTTACCCAAGTCTGGAACGTCACACACTTTTTTACCAACTCGGCGGCCTTGGCGGAAGGGCCGTCTCTGAGCATTGGTACAACTCGCGTCTTCTTCGGATAACGCTGGTTGCACGCAAGCTGAAACGTGACATCGGACTGGTCTGTCACAGCTTTTGGCTCTCTTTCTGGGTCTCGATTCCGCATCACTCCGTCGCACAACATGCGATCGAGTAGCGACGGGAAGAAAGCAAGGGGGGCGTCTGTGTCATGAGTTAGAGACCCATCTGCATGCATCAATGGAAACCCTAGACCTCCAAAGGCCTTCGGGATCCATATTGGCAACTTGCACCGCGTCAAAGCTTCCTTATGGAAGGCAATAACAGCAGTGTAGTAGTCCATGCGCATGTGTTTGGGGACTCGCTCGAGGCACCATGCCACTGTGTCACCAAGTGACACCCCTTTCGTAGTGGTCGAACCTAAAACTCTCTCAAGGATTTCAAGTGTAGTGTCTGTCGGCTCTGGCTCTTTAGGCCGAAGTTCGAAGACAGTCTGCAACTTGATTCCTGCTCTATCGAAATAGAGCTGGGTAACCGAGAGATAGTGGTCGTCCAACCATGTACGGGGATCCTCGCCGAGATTGATCCAACGCTTAAAACCCAAGAAGTGGGTGGTAAGATCATCAAGTACCGACAACTTTTCAGCCTTCGACATCGCGCGTGACCTAGAGAGAATTGACTCTCCCAGGACGCTTCTGCCCTGTACCTCCCCGAAGGGGGTCAGTGGGCAATATGGTGTTTGGCGATAGTAATGTACGGTTAAAGGGACCCCTGAGCGGGTGTACTGCTTGGTGAAGGACTGTGGTAGAAACTCGAACATCATTGAGTTAACTATCGCAACCCTCTTGCTTTGATAAGTCTTACCGACCGACAACTTGAAACCGAACAAGTGAGCGGCATCCTTAAGCAGCTGGAGCGGGCTCCTGGGGTATTCCCCAGTAACCGCCCTAAGTCGCGAAAGGTTGTCGTCACCGTTGATTATCATCGGTGCTTGTTCCAAAGTAAAGACTCGTCGGTATGAGACTTCGCAGAGGTAACGAATTAGAGCAGCGTTAATGATACACAAGACTGGAAATGAGACTATTGACCCCATGAGTTGGCCCCGTGCCTGCGGTCTAACATCATCGTCCCGTAAAGGGTTGACAATGTCATGCCGGGTCAGGGCTTCCAAAAGGAGTTGATAGTCGGAGGACTCGAGAAGGCCCTCTTCCAGTAGTGCGTCAGCGACGGCTTCGGAATGAACAGAAAGAAGCAAGTCTGTAGCTGCACTGTAGTCACCTGAGAGAATCCATTCATCCGCCTCGAGAGGTCGCGACCCTAGAACTGAGGTCACGTACTCCTCTGTAACGGGTGCACCGGTGGCCAGGAACGGCCGAACGTGCTTAATCCCGCCGTGTAACCACTTTTGCATAGAAGCAAGGTAAGTCTGCCTGAACGGGTCCGCCTGTGAGATCACACGAGTCTTCAAAGCCTCGGTGAGTCCCACAAGTGTGACCTTGTTTTCAGCATTCTGTGCCATTTCTTCCAGCATATTGCGGTACACGGAATCGAGTGCGATCAACTTGGATGGATTGTAGCTGTAAATTGGTACTCTGCGTGGGAAGTCGGGATGTTGTCCAGTGGTCTCGGCCCAGGTTTGGTTACCTGGCAATGACGACCATAGTTTCTGGAATGTCTCCTCGAAGGCGCCGCGGACAAAGTTGAAGTTGCCGCCGGTCGACCTCTTGACAGAGTACGCGCTTGAATTGGACGGAGTTAAGAACCGAGAGTCGGTAGGTTCAAACCGACCCAAAGAGGTCTTGAGCTCTCGTACCGTTCTTTTGATTTGCGCCACGGCTCCAGCAAGGTCGAGCTGAGTATTGAAGTCGGCTGGTAATCGCCAGTTCTTCGCAGACTCAGTTCCCTGTAGTGGAATGTCGTCCCAGCCATAGATCCTGATTGGCTGGGGTTGGGGCGCGGGATCCGTGAGGACCTTGAATGTGTCCTTCAACGAATACATCGTGAACGGTTCAGATGTCCGGGGCATGATTCCCTTGCAATTGAGAAGTGTTTGCGCAAAGGAGAATCTGGCAGGGGAGTACTTAAGAACTTTCCTCACCCATCTACCAATCACACCACCGAAGACAGCCCAGGGCTTGTCATTGACCATTGTCGGAGGAGGTATAGGCAGGTTTCCAATCTGCTCTTGATCAAGCAAATACGCAGCTAAAGCAGCGCGTTTATACTTGATAACCTCAACCCACGACACCTTGTCCGTGATAGCCCGGAGAGCCCAAATAAGGGCCACCTCTTCCTGTTTTTCCCAGGTTTGTGGACTAACTTCACAACCATTGAGTTCAAATACTGCTCTGAACACAGCAAATGCGTGTCTGAGAGTCCTGAGCTCTGGGGCAGAGTTTCGCTTTCGGGTTTCCCCTACGACCATCTCTGGCTCATCCACTGCATGACCTTTTAGGCGCGAGATTTCATCGAAGAGAGAAGTACTAAGTTTTTTTATTTCTTTTTTATTTTTTGTACTTTCTCGCCTTCTCCGTCTCGCCGCCTTCTCGGCTTTAGCAGTGGTAGAACTGGTTTTTGATCTAGCTTTATGACCATAACCGTTTACTCTGGGAGGAGCGTTGCTACGCTTATTCCTACCATACCCCACACCTTTTTGGCTAGTTGCCTTTTGC